GGTGGGTCTGTTACCAAGAAGGGTGGCAAGCGGCCACTCAAAGATGCTCGCGGAGTAGGAAAAGCTATTCGTGGCGGAAAGTATTACACGGTTTAGAAAATGAATTACGGTGAATTAAAGACAGCGGTTGAGAATTATTGTGCAAACTCCGAGGCGAGCTTTGTCACCAATCTTCCAAACTTTTTCATTGCGTCAGAGGACATCATCCTTTCTCTTGTGGATATGTCTTCTCGATGGGCGCAGGTAGCTACAATGGCTTTAGTTGATGGAAAATCAGAATATACTTTCGGTGGTACGACGGAAGGGATATTGGATGTACTTTCGGTTCGTATTGCAGAGGATGTCTCTGTTGTTTCCGGGCCTGTTGAAGAGGGTCCAGTTATTTATTTGCTTCAGAAAGATTATGATTTTCTTCTAGAGGCATATCCATCCAGCAAAACCGATGTAACAGAGCCATACAAAGGCGTTCCAAAGTATTATGCGATCTCATCTTCTGCTGTTGGAGCCGGAAGCAGTCCAAATAAGACAATACGTCTTGGGCCGATACCCAATGCTGTGTACACGATGACTCTTACTTATTACGCTAAATCCCCATCGACTTCGATTACAGGGGGTGTGGACGATACTACAGAAACTTGGCTCTCAATAACGTATCCCAGTGTGCTGCTCGATGGTGCATTGGCTCAAGCGTATGCGTATATGAAGGGTGAGCCAGACATGATTCAGTTATATGAGAAAAGGTTTATGGAGGGGATTTATATGATCAAGAATACGGATGAAGCAAGACTGAGTTCTGATGACTTTAGACCTGCTTTGCCTATGTCTGCGGCACAGGTAGGGGGTTAGTAAATGGGTGCTTCAACTGGTTATTCCACTGGTTATCAGATCAAGCTTATTGGTGATGGTCTTGAGGCTGGTACTTGGGGTGATTCTACTAATATCAATTTTGAGAGGCTTGAGCAGGCGGTCGGCGGGTCATCGTCTGTTAACGTCGATGATGCATCGGCGGGTGATGGAGAATATACCGAAGGTGTGCGTGTTTGGACTGTAGATGAGGGATCTATTAGTAGTTCTGGGGCTAGTAGTGGTCGCGCTAGATTTGTCACATTCACCAACGCAGCAGTTGATACCAGAGTGGATATCCGAGGGGGAACAGCTTCTATTTTTCCAGAGAGGTTCCTTGTTGTTTTTAACAATACGGAAAAAATCCTTACGTTTGACTGTGGAGGAGGAACAGATTATCCAGTAGCCAGTGGATATTACGCATTGATCTCAAGTGCGGGTACTCATGTTAAGAACGTCTTGGCAAAACTGCAGCTTGACACAGGTATTAGATTCTCTGCTGCCGCTACTGTGGATGCGATTGCAGCAGATGCTGCCGCGTTAGATATAAAGAGTGGTTCTGATAGTTATCTAAAGATTGACACAAGTGCGGGTAAGGTTGTTGTAGCGAAACCGCTTGAGGCGACAGATTATATTAGTGTTGACAATTTGAAATTTAATGGGAACACCATTATTTCTACTGACACTGATGGCAATATTGATTTAGCTCCTGATGGCACTGGTGAAGTCAATATCAGCAAAGTCGATATAGATTCTGGAGCTATCGACGGTACTACCATAGGTGCAACCACTGCTGCTAATGGAACATTCAGCGATCTTATTGGTACAACGATTGCCGGACCTTTAACAGGTGACGTAACAGGTAATGCTGATACTGCCGATGAGTTATTTACTGCTCGCAATATAGGTGGAGTGTCTTTTGATGGATCAGTGAACATCAGCCTGCCTGGGGTTGATATTGCTGGGGATCAAAATACCTCTGGTACTGCTGCAACAGTTTCGGTAGCAGCGCAGCCAACTATCACCTCCGTTGGAACTCTAACGAATCTGGATGTTGATAGTATTAATCTGAATGGCAAGGTCATATCTATCTCTGGAGATACAGGTGATGTTGCCAAGATCACGGGCGGAGCTAAAGGAACCCTCTCTATTATCTCCGATGATGCATCTGGTGCAGAAGCCGACATTCTGATTGCTGCTGATGGTACTGTCGAACTAGTAGGAACAGCCGTTACATTGGCCTCCTCTCTTGGAATAACGCTAGACGCAGATAACGGGACCATCACCTTTGCCGACTCAGGGGCTCAGCTAGGAACTATCACTTCTGTCGGATTCACTGGTGATGTAGTTGGGGCATTAACAGGTGATGTAACAGGTAATGTGACTGGAAACTTGACTGGTGATGCAACAGGCAATGCCGGAACTGTTTCCACAAGTGATACAGGATCAAGTGGATCTACTTTTAATGTTGCCTTTGTGAATGGGGCCGCAGCGAAGGAACCTGCAAGGTATGATAGTGGTTTAACGTATGTACCAAGTACGCAAGTTCTGACTACGACATCATTTTTTGGAGGTCTTACAGGTAATGTAACTGGAAATGTTACTGGAAACTTAACAGGTGATGTGACTGGTGATTTAACAGGTGATGTAACTGGTAATGTAACAGGTGATGTCACTGGTGATGTCACAGGAGCATTGACTGGTAATGTTAATGGAAATGTTACTGGAAACTTAACAGGTGATGTAACAGGTGATGTGACTGGTGATGTAATGGGAGCATTAACTGGAAATGTTGCTGGAAATGTTACTGGAAATGTTACTGGAAACTTAACAGGTGATGTAACAGGTGATGTAACAGGTGATGTAACAGGTGATGTAACAGGAGCATTGACTGGAAATGTCAGTGGTAATTTAACTGGAAATGTTACTGGTAATGTAACTGGTAATGTAACTGGTGATGTAACTGGAACAGTAACTAACGGCGTAATTACTACTGACAATCTTTCAGTCATGGCTAATACAACATCCGCTCAGTTGCGCGGAATAATAACAGACGAGACAGGAAGCGGTGAATTGGTCTTTGGTACTAGTCCAACGCTAGTAACTCCAGCACTCGGCACACCGTCAGCGCTGGTCGGAACCAGCATAACTGGAACTGCTGCAAGCCTGACAGCGGGCAAGGCCACCGTTCTGGCTACTGCGAGAACCATTTCGGGAACATCCTTCAACGGATCTGCAAACATTGATATCGAAGGTACTGGTATAAAGTCTACTGGTGAAATTGGTGATAAATTTCTCAGAGTGAATGGAACGGATGGAGCTAGTTGGGAAGTTGTTGCGGCTATGACGGCTACAACTGTACAGGTGACTGATGAGTCAACGGATACGACATGTTTTCCACTTTTCGTTAATGAGGCAACTGGAGATTTAGGGCCGAAGGCTAATACTAATTTGAAATTCAATTCCTCTGGGACTGGAGAGTTGACTGTAGGTAGTTTCATTGGAGCCCTGACAGGAAATGTTACTGGAAACTTAACAGGTAATTTAACTGGTGATGTAACAGGTGATGTCACAGGTGATGTAACAGGTGATGTAACAGGAACCGCTGCAACAGTTACTCAGGGAGTTCAGGCTCTAATTACTACTGCCAATAGCCTTACTTCCGCATCATCGCTAGCCACTGTTGGAACAATTGGGAATGGAACATGGCAAGGAACTGCAATCGATGGCGCTTTTGTTGACATTGAAGGCACAGAAATAAACTCTGCCGGGGGTCTAGTAACACAATTTCTCAGAGCCGATGGATCGGGTGGAGCTAGCTGGGAAGCTGTTGAGGCTGGTACGGCTACATCCATAACCATAGGCACGGAGTCATCGGATACAACATGTTTTCCACTTTTCGCTACTCAGCTAGGCGGCACAGGCTTGGAGCCGAAGGCTAATACTGATTTGAAATTCAATTCTTCCAATGGAGAGTTTACTGCGGATGTTTTCATTGGAGCCCTGACTGGTGATGTAACAGGTGATGTTACAGGAGCATTAACTGGAAATGTTGCTGGAAATGTTACTGGTAATGTAACTGGTAATGTAACTGGTAATGTCACGGGTGATCTGACTGGTGATGTGACTGGTGATGTCACAGGTAATGTAACTGGTAATGTGACAGGAGCATTAACTGGAAATGTTGCTGGAAATGTTACTGGAAACTTAACAGGTAATGTAACAGGTAATGTGACTGGAAACTTGACTGGTGAAGCAGACACAGTAACAACAAATGCAGACCTGTCAGGGGCCATCACATCTATCGGAAACACTACCTCTTTGGGTTCGTTCAGCGCAGCGATTCTAAGTACAGCACTCACTGACGCCAGCATTTCTGGAACTAACACTGGCGACCAGTCTACGATCTCTGGAAACGCTGGTTCTGCTAGCGTTGCTACCACGGTTACTATTACAGACAACGAATTAGATAACGAAAACAACGCAATCGTCTTCACGTCTGGTGGAGTCTTGGTGGGAAACCTGGGTCTTGAGTCCGATGGGACGATGACTTACAACCCGTCAACGGGCAAGGTTACTGCAACTGGGTTTGTTGGAACTTTGGATGGAAATGTCTCTGGAAACTTGACTGGTAATGTAAGTGGTAATTTAACTGGTGATGTAACAGGTGATGTAACGGGTGATGTAACAGGTGATGTGACTGGTGATGTGACTGGTAATGTGACTGGAAACGTAACAGGTAATGCTGATACTGCTGATGAGCTAGCAACTGCTCGTACTATAGGTGGAGTGTCTTTTGATGGTTCAGCTCCTATCAGCCTGCCTGGGGTTAATCTTCCAGGGACTCAAGATACCTCTGGCCTTGCCGCCACAGCCACTACAGCATTAACAGTTACTCAGGGAGTTCAGGCTCTAATTACTACTGCCAATAGCCTTACTTCTGCATCATCGCTAGCCACTGTTGGAACAATTGAGATTGGAACATGGGAAGGGACTGACATTGCTGATGATCGTGTTGCTAACGATCTAACCATAGATGGTGGCACTGTAAATAATACAGTGATTGGTGGTAGTACTAAAGCGGCAGCAAGCTTCACCACTCTTAACAATACAACTGCTGCGGGTTCTACTTTGCGGGCCAGCGAATTCATTGGTCCATTGACTGGTAACGCCAGTACATCCGATAATTGCACTACAGCCGTTGTCGCAGGGACGGTTACTGCCGAGAACCAACCCAATATTAGCACTGCGAATAACCTTTCTTCTGCATCATCCCTAGCCACTGTTGGAACAATCACTAATGGAACATGGAAAAGTGCTGTTACAACCCCGTTCATTCGTGCTTCAGGTGTCGCGGGTAAAATTAATTGGGGTGATACTGGTGATGTTGGTATAAAGATTGACTCTGGGACACTAAAAGTAAGAACCAGTTCGGGGTCAAGTTACGTTGAGTTTGGAGGAGGGGGATTCGGAAACCAGACTTCAGGGGATGGGGACTATAAAGAAATAACGGGGCAGACGGTGACGGCAGGTAGCGGGAGTGTAAACGAACATGGTTTTTCTACTATCCCTAGATTGATGCAACTGACTTTGGTTTGTGTAACAGCGGAATTCAACTATAGCGTCGGTGATGAGGTTTCACCCGCCGCCACTGTCGGTGACCTTGGGGGTTATCTTGTGGCTGATATCGAGGATATAACGCTGATCATCGCCCCAGGCGGGATGACGGTCCTGGACAAGTCGCCGGGTATTTTGCGTGCAATAACTGATGCCAATTGGACTATCACTATTAGGGCATGGAGGTAGCCAATGCCTCTTACTAAATTAAAACTTCCCCCCGGTATAGATAAAGTAGCCACTGATTACAGTAGCTCTGGTCGCTGGGTGGACTCAAACAATATACGGTTTCGTGGTCAGTACGCTGAAACAATCGGCGGGTGGGTAAGGGATAATACTTACACATTAGAAGGTATAGGTCGGGAATCGTTCACATCCAGAGATTACTCTGGAAACAACTATCAGTTTGTTGGTACAGACTGGAAGTATTATGTGATAGCTGGTGCGACGAGTTATGACATCACTCCAACGGAGTCTGGTGTGACTGTTGGTGGAAATTACTTGATTGGTACTAATGACGAAGATCTTCCTTTTCTTAAGGTAACTATTTCTAACCACGGTCGATCAGTTAATGATTGGATTAATTTTAGTGGATCCTCAACAGTTCCTGATGGTGGAAGTTTTGAAGATGCGATCCTTAATCAAGACAAAGGATTCCAAATCACTGAAATTGTAGATAGCAGTAATTTTTGGATCTACTTAGAGGATAGTGCTAGCAATACAAAATGGTGTCCAAACACTGAATTCGGTGACAGTACATATCATTTTAGGATTTCATCAGGAACTAGTTCTGTGGTTTTGGGCTCGGGGTTTGGAGTCAGTGGGTGGGGTGGTACTGGGGCCGTTTCTTTGTATACAAGTGGAACATTTGACGGAAGTGTTGGCCCTACTACTGAGAATTTTTCCATCCTTCGGTTCAACGGAAATGTTCCTTCAGCGTTAACCACAGATGACTATGTATTTTTTCGAACCACTGCTGATGATGGTTTTCCTGCCGGTGCTGAAGTAGCCGGGATTGATTTAGTTACTCTTAATGGGAAGTGGCTGAGAGTTACAGCAGTATCTGGAACGTCTTTCTTTGAGGTTGATGGAGGATTAAACGCTAACGATGATGCCACCTACATAGTAGCGGGAGGAACTACTATTGATTTCTATTATCAAATGACTCCACCAGCGCCTGGGTGGGGAGCGCCAGCGGGTCTTGCGACTTTGCTTGCTGAGAATCGTAGAATTTATATTGATAACTATGGTGAAGATATCATTTTTGCAAACTCTGGTGGCCCGCTTTTTTACTGGGATGTAAGTGTAAATGCTCCGGGTGGTGCGCCATCAGGATCAATTACGGGAGTAGCTAAAGAGATTAACGATACAAACTTTAATGGATCGGTAGGGGCACCAGCTAAGGTGGATAGCTTCTTGATTAGTAAGAAGGATGGTCATTGTATTGCTTTAGGGTGTAGTGATCTTCAAGATACGGTAAGCCAAAATTCATTGTTAGTTAGATGGTCTGATCAGAACAATCCATTTGATTGGTTTCCAAGTGTTATAAATACATCCGGTGGTCAGATGTTGAGATCTGGATCAAGGATTATTTGTGCAGTGTCTACCGAAGATGAAGTGATTATTTTCACAGATTCTTCTGTTTATTCTATGCGATTTATTGGTCCACCGAGTGTGTTTTCATTCACCATGATCACTCAAGGTGTTGAGATTATTGGTGCTAAGGCTGCGATTGACGCATCCAATTCTGTTTTCTTCATGGGCACAGAGGGCTTCTATGTTTATAGTGGGTCTGTTTCTCCATTGTATTGTCCTGTGGCGAATTATGTGTTTGATGATTTTAATCCGAGACAGAGTGCGAAAGTATTTGCATCTACAAACTCCTCGTTCTCGGAAGTGCAATGGTTCTATCCATCTGCCAAATCTTATGAACCGGATAGATATGTTTGCTTTAACTACCTAAGCAAGGTTTGGACTATCGGAAAACTAGACATGTCTCCATTGGATAATGCAAGTACAACAATCCAAACTTCTGTGTATAACAGAACGTCTTGGAGGGATGCGATTGTTTTTGGTAATCCAATGTCAACGTACATTGTTTCTTACAATTCAAATCCATCCATGATTGGATCTGAACGCTCTGGTCCCGTGATTGAGAATACGGGTGTTATGATTCATGAAACTGGAAACTCTGCAAATAGTAAAGACATGAATTGCTTTGTGACCAGTGGAGATATGGAGATTGCTGATGGGAATTCATTTTCCTTCTATGACCAGTTGATCCCAGACATTGCGATATTTAATAGGACAAGTTCAGGAATTCTTAATATACCAATCACTATTACGGGAAAGAATTATCCGGGTGGGGCTATATCATCCACTGATTCTTTGTCTGCTTCCTTTCCGGCATCGGAAACAAATCCACCGCCGCCGACGGCTTCAAAGTGGTCGCCGGATAAAGTTGATGATGGTTTTCAGGAATCTGCTTTTGCTGTGAGAGGTAGAGCTAGGTCTGTACAGTTAAAAGCAGAGACAACGGGTGATGGTTTTCAATGGAGACTTGGGGATTTGCGAATCAACTTGCAGCCAGATGGTAGGCGCTAGTGAGTGTTTTATTTCGTCCATTAAATAGAGCTTCTGATGATTATTCAAAGGAAGAAGAGGATCAATTCAGAAGCAATTTGGAAAACTATTTATTGTTGGTTGTGTCTTCTTTGAATGAAGCCTCTTCGGCTTCTTCTGGTGTTGCCTCTGCTGCTTCAAAGAGGGAGAGCTTGCTGTTTGTGAACACAGGAGTTCAAACTTATGGCTGATAGGTACAGCATTCTCGGACAGGCAAATCTGACAAATGAAGCTCTTACATCAATATACCAAGTTCCAGAGGCCGCCTCTTCGTCAGTAACCGCAGGGTCAAATCAAATTGTATTTTCTCCGAAGGCTGTTTCGAGTCAAACGCAGACATTGTTGACAACGCTTTATGTCTGCACCACAACGGCAATTGGTGGAACGATAGAAATTACAGTGGTTAAAAATTCTGATCCTATATTTACTACTAAACTATTTACAGGAAGAACTCTAACCGCGGATGAGACGGATATATTTACGTTAAACCTAACGCTTGCTCCTGGCGATATATTAAAAGCAAAAGCTGGTGGGTCAGACTTAGATGTTGCCGTAACAGCGTTTGGAATAGAAATGATTACAGGAGTGGGGCCAAATGCCTAACAATAATTACTATCAAGGTATTGCAAGCGATCTTTCCAATCAGGGTCGTTACGGAGATAGCATGCTGATGCATGTTAATCCTGCAGAGGTTCAAGGTTTAGCTTCCGCTTTTCCGGGCCAAGTCACTATCAATCCAGAGACTGGATTGCCAGAGGCATTTGCAATTATTCCGGCGTTGTTGCTAGGGGCTGCTATCGGCGGCATAACCAATGTTGCTACAGGAAGTCAAACTCCTTTATGGAAATCCATTTTGCTGGGTGCTGCTGGTAGCGTTGTAACTGGAGGTTTGGGTTCGGCTCTAGGAGGTCTAGGAGGAGGAGCGGCGACAGTCACCACTGAGGTTGTTAAGGAGGCTGTTGTTGCGCCAGTGTTATCAACAGCTCTCGCCGAAACTGCTTCTACCTTAGGACTGTCGGCGGCGGAGATTGCTGCTGCAAAGGCGGCGGAGATTGCTGCTGCAAAGGCGGCGGAGCAGGCGGCTCTTAGCAGCGCATTAAGTTATATTCCTCAACCACCGGTTCTCGACCCATCGATTGCTGCCGGTATTCCATCGGCACTCCAACTCCCACCCCTATCTAGTTCCATAGGGCAAAATCTAGGTGCTGTTGGAATAGGGGATGGTCTAGGTGCTGGTGGAATAGGGCAAGGTGTAGGTATTAATCCGGCAGGGCAAGGTATAAGTGCTGGTGGAATAGGGGATGGTATAGGTAGTCCAGGCATATTCGGGGATGGTATACCCGGTACCCACGCAAAGACGGTGTCGCCTTTTGAACCGGGACCATACCAGCCTGAATCTATTTTCGATCTCGAGCCATTGAGGAACAGCGCGCTTGATACCCAAAATTTCGCTGAGATAGTTGAAGGTTTAGATCCAAGTTACAAGTCCACCATAGGGGATCGTTTCATTGGTGGTGATCTAGGATCTAATCTAAACGAATTTGGGCAGGATATGTTTGGTGAAAATTATGGATTCACACAATCCAATATAAAGGACTACTTCACTAGCTTGCAGCCACTTGGGGCGTTTGGTTTTCCGTTAATGTTTGAAGAGGAAGAAGAGATAGAGGATGTTCCTGCTACAACATATCCTAGTTTTTGGACAATATAGGAGTTAGTTATGGGCGGTGATGGTGGTGATCCAGCGGTTGGTAGGGCGTTCCGGGACCAAGCGGCTAACGCTGGCTTCGGGGGGCAGCAACCCGGACCTAGAGCCTTCTGGAATAACGCAAATGCCTCTAACAATCCAGTTTTTGGATTTGCAGAGTCGTTGATCGCAGCAAATCCGATGTCGGCGCTTGGGCTAATGCAGGATTTTGGACAGTCATTGGCACAACCACAGAATAGTTCGTGGGAACTGCCCTCGTCAGGGTTTCAATCAGCAATATCTAATAGTGATTATCAATATAATCCTGCCCCGCTGACAAATTCTGGAGGCGTGCAATCATTTGATCTGCCATATGAAGGGGGCGAATCTTACACTCCATCTTATTTACAATCGCCTGCATATTTTCAAAATCAAGACAATTCAATTCCTTTCGGCGGTCCGGGTCAGGCAGGCGCTCCAGTAGCTCCACCAGTAGCTCCACCAGTAGCTCCACCAGTAGCTCCACCAGTAGCTCCACCAGTAGCCCCACCAGTAGCTCCACCAGTAGCTCCACCAGTAGCTCCACCGGTAGCTCCACTAGTAGCGGAAGAAGGCGCTCCAGAAGGCGCTCCGGCTGAATCCGCGCCTCCAATGTGGAACCCGGAGACAGGGATATCGGAGAATCAGTTCTACGCGCTTCCTATACAGTTTCAACTTCCCATCACTAAATTCTGAAAGACTCATATTGTTCTCAAATGGAACTGCGCCGGAAGACTGAGCCTGATCCATTTCTGCAATCACATGCTCTTGCAGGCTACGCAAGTCCTCTTCACCGCATACCTCAATGAAACGATTGAGT